CGCCTCAGCCTCCACCCTTGCTTAGAAGTAGTAAGGGTGTGGAGGCTTTTTCTGAGGCCTAAAAAAATTACAGATTTTTTGTTTTTTTGGCCAAAAACTTAGAGAAAATGGACAAAGTGCTTAACAGAGAAGAATCTATGGAGCTTATGGATCTTTTAGGCTTAGAAAGAGCAGCTTGGGGCAACCTGCCCCTTATGAGAAAAGCTTACCTGAGAAAGTGTAAGGAGTTTCACCCTGACAAAGGGGGAGACGAAGATAAAATGAAGAGAATGAATACTCTGTATAAAAAGATGGAGCAGGATGTAAAGGTAGCCCATCAGCCTGATTTTGGAGCATGGCATAGCTCTGAGGTTGGTTCTGATTTTCCTCCTTGTCCAGATACCTTGTACTGCAAGGATTGGCCCCTGTGTGCTACTAAACCTTCTGCTCACTGTCCCTGCATGCTTTGTCAACTGAGAAACAAGCATGTATACAGGAAATTTTTAAGAAGAGACCCTCTGGTTTGGATAGATTGCTACTGCTTTGACTGCTTCAGACAGTGGTTTGGCTTAGACCTAAATGAGGAAGCTCTGCTTTGGTGGTCTCATATAATTGGAGAAACACCCTTCAGAGATCTAAAACTCTAAGGTAACTAAGTGGGCTATAGACTTTAGAATAATATAGAATACAAAGTGTTAAAGAAGCTCTTGTTTTTACAGGTGCCAACCTATGGAACTGAAGAGTGGGAAGCCTGGTGGAGCTCCTTCAATGAAAAGTGGGATGAAGACCTATTTTGCCATGAAGACATGTTTCAAAGTGATGAAGAAGGAACAGCAGATTCTCAACACTCAACCCCACCCAAAAAGAAGAGAAAGGTAGAAGACCCTAAAGACTTTCCTCCTGATTTGCATGCATTCCTTAGTCAAGCTGTATTTAGCAATAGAACTCTTGCATGCTTTGCTGTGTATACTACTAAAGAAAAGGGTCAAATTCTATATAAAAAGCTTATGGAAAAGTACTCTGTTACCTTTATAAGTAGACACTCCAGTCATGGGCATAATATACTATTTTTTCTAACTCCTCATAGACATAGAGTTTCTGCTATTAATAATTTTTGTCAAAAACTTTGTACTTTCAGTTTTTTAATTTGTAAAGGTGTGAATAAGGAATATTTGCTGTACAGCACCCTGAGCAGAGACCCTTACTCAATTGTTGAAGAAAGCATTCAGGGAGGCCTTAAAGAGCATGACTTTAACCCAGAAGAACCAGAGGAAACTAAACAGGTGTCATGGAAGCTTATCACAGAGTATGCTCTAGAAACCAAATGTGAAGATGTGTTCTTATTATTGGGAATGTATTTAGAATTTCAGCACAACCCAGAGGAGTGTAGGAAATGCCAGAAAAAAGAACAACCATACCATTTTAAGTTCCATGAAAAGCACTTTGCTAATGCCACCATTTTTGCAGATAGTAAAAATCAAAAGAGCATTTGTCAGCAGGCAGTGGATACAGTATTAGCAAAGAAAAGAGTTGATACTCTACATATGACAAGAGAAGAAATGTTAACTGAAAGATTTAACCATATTTTGGATAAAATGGATATAATGTTTGGGGCCACTGGGTCTGCTGTGCTAGAGCACTATATGGCAGGGGTTGCTTGGCTTCATTGTTTGCTACCAAAAATGGATACATTAATATATGATTTTCTAAACTGTATAGTCTTTAACATTCCCAAAAGAAGATACTGGTTGTTTAAGGGACCTATAGATAGTGGTAAGACCACTTTAGCTGCTGGGCTGTTAGATTTGTGTGGAGGAAAAGCCTTAAATGTTAATTTGCCCATGGAGAGACTAACATTTGAGCTGGGTGTGGCAATAGACCAGTTCATGGTTGTTTTTGAAGATGTAAAGGGTTCAGGGGCAGAATCAAAAGATTTGCCCTCAGGTCATGGTATAAATAACCTTGACAGTTTAAGGGACTATTTAGATGGAAGTGTAAAGGTGAATCTTGAGAAAAAACATCTTAATAAGAGAACACAGATTTTTCCACCTGGTTTGGTAACCATGAATGAATACCCTCTACCTAAAACCTTACAAGCCAGATTTGTTAAGCAAATTGATTTCAAGCCAAAAATATATTTAAGGAAAGCTTTAAATAATTCTGAATTCCTGTTAGAAAAAAGGATACTGCAAAGTGGGATGACCCTCCTTCTATTGTTAATATGGTTTAGGCCAGTTGCAGATTTTGCCAGTGATATTCAACACAGAATTGTACAATGGAAGGAAAGGCTGGATTCTGAGATAAGTATGTATACTTTTTCAAGGATGAAATATAACATTTGCATGGGGAAATGTATTCTTGACTGGGCCAGAGAAGAGGAGTCAGAAACTGAAGACTCTGGACATGGATCAAGCACTGAATCTCAGTCACAGTGCTTTTCCCAAGCCTCAGATACCTCAGGCTCTGCAGATGCACCAGCCTCTCAAACCCCAGACCCATATGACCATGATAACCCATACCACATTTGTAAAGGTTTTGTTTGTTTCAAAAGACCAAAAACCCCTCCTCCAAAGTAATCACAACTGTTCTATGAAATCAATGTAATCACAACTGTTCTATGAAATCAATGTAAGTAGTTTATTGGAATGCAAAGTATGTTATACATTTCATTAATAAACAAGCACCTGTTCTACAGCATCTTTGTCTGGTGTTGACCATATTTATCAATATATCTCATCATATCTGGGTCCCCGGGTAGTTCCTCAGTACCATCATAAACTCTAACCTCCTCCACTTGAGCATTCATTCCATACATTGGCTGCCCCTGCACCCTGGTTGTTCTCCTATTAATTAGGTCACTGAGCAAGAAAGAAATTGGGTATGGGTTTTTCACTGATCTCTTTCTCAAGGATATCTTAAAATATCTAGACAAACCCCTCCACTGTTGGGTCCCAGAGCTGTTGGTAAATAAACCACAGATGTCTACAGCTGAGACATACAAGCTGTCAGCTTTACACAGGGGACCAACCCCTTGCTCATCCAGCAGCACAGTTGTGGCAGTGTTTGTAACATGGAGTACTGGAGGAACATTTTCCCCTCCTGTGTAGGTTCCAAAATATCTAGTATTTTCATTTCTACTGGGGTCGGGAACCCAACACTCCACAGGATAAGCACCAGTTTTGTCCAAGTAAGCCTTATGTTCTGTGTTCATAACCTGAGACTCAGCTGTAGGATTTTTTGGGGCAATTGTGCCCTCAGGATAGGTTGTCCTATAGTTATGCAACACACCTTGCAGCTCCAAAGGCTCCCCACCAACAGAAAAAAAATGGAAATTTGACCCCTGTACAGGCCTTCCAGCACCATTGTCATGCACTTTTTGTGCCTCAGCATGCAAATTTAGCATTGAGGTGACCCCAAGGACTTCTGTTTTTACAGTGACTGCTTCCCACATCAGTATATTTCCACAAGTTAGATCCTCATTTAGATTTGGGAGTGGAATTCTAGCAGTACTGTAACAAGGAAGAGTTTTTTTCTGTGGGGCATCATTTTCAAATGTCACATCACAGGTTACCCTCTGGCTATAACCCCTAAGGTGCTCATTTGCATCCCCCATTTCTGGTGTTAAGAAGCATTCTACCTCAGTAATAGAGTCTACCCCAGTTTTAACTTCTAGTACTTCTACGCCTCCTCTTATAAGAAGTTTTGGAACTCGCACGGGGTCCTTTGGCTTTTTGGGAGCTGCCCCTGGACATTCTCCTTTTCTTTTTGCTGGGGGCATCTTCATATGCTTCAAGAGCAGGTGTTACAGTCCCGTACAGGCCTAGAAGCAAAGGCAACATCCATTGAGGAGCAATTCTTTGATTGGCACCTCCTGGTGCTAGAGTTTTTTCTATAAATTCACCTGAATGTACATTTGCTTCTTTGTTTCTCAAATCCAATCTTTGAGTAACTTCTTCTATGCTGTCTGCATCATCTATGCTCTGGGAATAGGAATGGCCAAAGGTCACTTGAGTACCTTCCCTTTCAGCCACCTGCCTCACCATTGAAGGCCTTATAGGAGACAAAGCAGAGTAATAATTTTGGATGGAGTTATACAAATTTATGGGAGCATTTACAATTGTCCAGGTTGTTTCCTCAAGGAATTTAGCAAGTGAATCTCTAAAGAATCTCTGAGTTCTTCTTTCAATTTCTTGTGAAGTAAGTCTAGGCAAATCATCTCTAACTAGATGCCAAAAGGCCTGTGAAATAGCAGAAAACAAGGTAGGACCCCAGTGCCTGGGATCTAGGTACTGTATGTTATTTACAAATGTATTGACCCCAGGGAACAAGATATCATAATCTTCGGGATTAAACAGCTCCAAAGCCATACCTGGCTGCTGGTTTAGGCCTACAGTAGATATTTTATGATCCCACTCACTAAAAAATTTATATCCTACCTGAGCTACAGAGCTAACACCACTAACTGTTTGTACCAAAGCAGCAATGCCTGCTATAGCCCCCGGTGCACCAGTTATTACAGCATATGTTTGAGGAGTGAGGCCTATAGCAGCTATAGCCTCAGTACTTGTAATCCCTTCTACAGTAGCAAGGGAAGCAATTTGAACTTCTATAGCAGCAGCAGCCTCTCCAGCAGCAATTTCAGCTACTGAAAATCCTGTGGCAGCAGCAGCCTCAGATACAGTGGCAACTAGGTCCCCCAAAAGTGCTAGAGCAGCACCCATGAACCTGAAAAACAAAAAAAATGACTTACCTAGGATTCTTTTTTCTCTGTCACAGTTTCAGTTTTGTCAGTCAAACTGTCTTTTTTCTTTTTCCCGTCTACACTGTCTTCACCTCTACAAAAATCCAGCAAAAGCTCTAAAATAAAAATAAAAATCCTCTGAGCTCTTCTCTTAGTTCCAGTCCAGGTTTTACCAACTTTCACAGAGGCCTGTCGTGACAGCTGGCGCAGAACCATGGCCCCCAGCCAGTATCAACTGGGTAGGTAGCCAAATATTTCAGGATCGCAAAACATGTTCCCTGGCCGGAGTTCTGGCCGCTTTCCACTTCCTCTTGTGTTTACTTGCGGTTAGAGTTTCACTATTAACTGCCACTGGCAGCCTGCCCAGACATGCAACGAGTTTCACTATTAACTGCCACTGGCAGCCTGCCCAGACATACTTCCCTAACTGAGGTCATGTCTGGCTACATTCCACGGGGAGGCAGCTCCTCCCCGTGGCCTTTTTTTTTATAATATATAAGTGGCCGAGGC